ATCAACAAGCCTCAACGGCAAGGTACCGAAGCCTAATAACTTTGATGCTATCAGGGCAGCAGCTAACCAGATCATCGAGTATGGCTACATACCGACTTATGCCTTTATGGCTCCTTCGGACGTGGCCCTCATGGAACTGGCTAAGGACGACAATGGACAGTACCTCATCCCGCCGTTTGCTTCAGTGAACGGGACCCAGGTAGCAGGGGTTAAGGTGGTGCCCAGCACACTCATCGACGCTGGCGACGTGCTGGTAGGAGACTTCAGCAGGGTTACCCTTTACATCAAGAGGGGAATCGAAGTGAAGATATGGGATCAGGACAGCACTGACCCGGAATACGATCTCAAGACCGTGACCGCATCAGTCAGGGCAGCCGTCAAATTCCCGGCCCCCCACCTTTACGCATTCGTCTATGATACCTTCGCAGATATCAAGAGTGCAATCGAAGAAGTTTTAGCATAAAAAAGGAGGAAGAAATGAAAAATATATTCAAACTTTTAGCAGGAATGGCCCTCGTGGCCATAGTTGCCCTCTTCATTGCAGCAGCAAGTGGAACCTCAACGACCTCAAAAGTGCTGGGACAGAACCAGTGGTATTACGAATTTACCCCAACTTCGGCACAATACCTGGGAGGGGTGCTCGGGAAAGATACCCTTGATTTTGTGATTGAAGCAAACAAAGGACAGGCAGTGCGTGCGACAGCCTATGTGGATGTGGCCTCCAGGAAAGGATCAACAGACACCTATTCATTTGACCTGCAGGGTAAGAACTTCAGCCCGGAATCGTACACTTCAGTATTTGCGGGAGCAGGGAAAACGGCAGATTATGCCCTGGCAGACACAACACTACCCAGCGAGGTAGAGATCGGTAAATTTTACAGGTACTGGAAAGTGCAGCTGGCGACAGATAACTCTTGCGCCACAACCGACTCCATGACCTTTACCAAGATCTACATAAAGCTGGTAGGTCTTTAGCGACTAAGAAGAAACAAGGGAGAGCGGGCGAGCTCCCGCTCCCCTTTTTACAAACAATAATTATTAACTAAAAACCAGAAAAATGGCACGAGTAATCTTCAAATTTAAAAAAGACTTCATCCACGGGAACAAAGCAGTGGACAAAAAAGGATCCAGCAGGCTGGTGACCCATAGATTCGCAGAATGGGCCAAGGCTAACGGATTCGGAGAATTTGACGTGAAAGAGGACAAAAAAGCAAAAGACAGGGAGACCAAGTAAATGGACCTGACAATCCTATCGACAGAGATCAAGGAGCCGGTCACGGTGGCCCAGGTAAAGGATTACATGGGATACACGGAAAGCGACCAGGATGAGGTTATATTCAATATGATCCGCACAGCCCGTAAATGGCTGGAGGACCGGACCGGCCTTTCTTCTGTATCAAAGAGCTACAAGGCATACTTTGAGAAGGAGGACAGGGACCCGGACGGCTGGTTTGAATTGCCCGTCCAGCCGGTGCTCGCCTCCCCGGCAATAACCATAACGGTCAACGGGACCAGCACCACCTTTCAGCAAAAGGGGCTTCGTAAGGTACTGGTGAAACCGGACAACGTCATCGGGACGCTCCGCATAGGAGCCACCGGCACGACCTGGTACATGGAGGTCACCTTTCAGGCAGGGGAGACGAACCGCATAGCAGAGGAGTGCATAAAACGAATCGTCAGCTCCATGTTCAACAACCGGGAAGACGGAGGAGAGATATCGCTCGCCAGGATGCCATATGACACCCTGCGACTGATTGAATCCCTCGACACTAATACAGGGCTATGAGGACGGGACGGCTCAATACTACCATCACGATCTACACCCTGACCACAGCAGTCAGCGGGGGGGACGTCACAGAGACCTGGAGCTCAGGAGATTCGGTGAGAGCCTCGGTAAAGCAGATCAACGGCAACCGATACCTCAAGGATGAGGAGCTGGTCGACAGGGAGGTCTATGAGATTGAGACCTGGGATAAGGGATATGGAAACGACCTGAAGATCACCTACGGAAGCAAGACCCTCTACCCTATCCAGCCTCCGCATTTCGGATCGGACAGAAGCTATCGGAGCACGATAAAGATAATAGCAGCGACAAAAGGATGAAAGTGACATGTTCCATAGAAGGAGCTGACCTGGTGCGAAAGCAGATCGAGCAGACAGGCAAAGAGATCGATAAGGCAATAAAGAGGGCGATCGATAAGACAGCCCTGGCTATCGAGACTGATGCTAAGAGCAAGCTCAAAAGTGACGGACATATCATAACAAACAGGCTTCGGGCTTCGGTTCATGCAGAACTTAAGAATGGTAAATCATTCAGCTATACTGACTACCCAGGCAACTCATACGATGGGTCCCTGGGAGAGAAGATAGCAGCCGACGAAGCGATCGCCGGGACCAATGTGGAGTACGCTCCATATATTGAATTTGGAACAAAGTATTTCAAAGGCGATTCCTTCCTGGGCTGGGCAGCCCTGAAGCAGATGAAGCTGCTCACGGATAGAGTTACCAAAGAGATCAATAGGATACTGAAGAAATGAGCACGGCGCATAAGGAAATAGGGTATGATTTGATCGACGGGATATTCACCGTCCTCGACGACAATGTGACATACGGGGGGACGACCTACCCGGTATATAAAAGTATCCCGAAAACACCGGCTGCCATTTACGTTCATATCCATAATGTCGTTCACAATGAGAACGGAACAAAGGACTCCTTCATTTACGAAGGGACCGTTCAGGTGGAGGTGGTCAACGAAGGGCTGCACAGAGTAGACAAGAAACTGGTGCAGAAGATCCTCGGAGTGGTCCGGGGGCTGCTCCAGCCTAACAAGGGAGCGACCTTCTCCATAGGCGACACCCTCTCCCTGGTCGTTTTCAGGGCAGGGGCCTACAACGAAGGGGTCGAATTTGCAGATAACGGAATAACCAGGCTACGGCTTATTGACATATATGAATTTATTATTGAATAGGTTAACAACTTAATACGAAAAAGAGATGGCAAAAATTAATGGGACACTTTATTGTGCGTATTCAGGAACCGACAAGGTCCTGCATAACGTCAACACCTCGTTAAACGTTAACGTGGACCTCCCGGACGTCACCAACAAGGAGAGCGCAGGGTGGAAAGAGCACATAAACGGAGTTAGGGATTGGAGCATAGACTTTGATGGGCTGTACGACGAAGCAGGAACAGGGATAACCCCGGATGATATCCTCGCAGCTATCATAGCTCGCAGTGCAGACGTTACCGCTTATTTCAAACCTACATCCGGCAGTACCAAGGGATGGACAGGTACGGGAACCTTTAAGATGATCAAACTTGATGCACCGGCTGAAGGAGGTCTGAAATACAGCTCGGGCATTCAGGGCAACGGAGCACTGGCAGCAGCGGAATAGGCCATGGGAAAGCTTAATGCAACCCTCCTGCTGCTTTATGCAGACGGGCAGGTTATAGCAGCCCAGAAAGGATGCTCCCTATCTGCCGACATTGACCTCTACGACACCACAAATAAGCAGTCAGGCGGATGGAAGGAACATGAGAAAGGAGCCAGGAGCGCATCAGTGGACCTCGATGCCCTCTTCTCAACTACCGGGATATCGGCCCCGGAGCTCATGGATTACATAACAGGAAGGACCTCCCTTCTGCTGGCCCTGGTCGGTGGCATTTCCTACCCCATCATAGGAGAGGTGGATATGAAGAGCCTGAAACTCGATGCTCCCACGGAAGGAGCGAAATCCCTATCGGGGAGTTTTCAGGTCAACGGGCCCCTTTTCTTTTTGAAAGGGACAGAGGCGGCCCTGGTCACGGACCCGGATGCTACAGGGAAGGATTACGATACCCTGACCATTTCAGGGATTGCGATCAGCTCGGCAATTAACCTGGCAGGATCAGCATATGCGCATAGCAATACCTTTTCCGTGACAGATGGAGACGTTATCAAGGTGGCCGTTTTCCTGACCAGCAACACAGGCCAGGCCCCCTCCGTGGAGGTATGCGAGAGCGGAGCCACAGCGGTCAGCAACAAGGAGGACCTGGCAGCAGGGCTGAACATCATAACCTTGACGGTCACCAAGACATGCACGGCCCACATCACGCTGCGAAATACCGCTGCAGCCAACTGGAGCCTGTCCTCGCTTTACGCCTTTAAATACGTAGCATCATGAAGATGATATTTACCCGGCGATTCGGGCTCGGCATGGTAGAGAAGGAGGTGCCAGTCACCCTCAACCTGGGAGTACTGGAGAAAACATGCAAGGCCCTCGGCTTTGACTTCTGGCAGATCCCGGAGCTGATAAAGAAATCCCGGCAGGACTTCACCCTTGAGCTCATCTATCAGATGTATATAGGAGCCTGCAAGGACCGATACCAGAGACCGAAATATACCAGGGCCCATGCACAGATATGGTACAAATATATGGTGCCTGAAACCCAGAAGGAGCTGCTCGACATGATCACCGAGCTATGGGGTAACCTGGAGAAAGCCTCGGTTAAAAAAAAAGAGGTAGCAAAAGTAAGGAGAAGCTGACATTCAGCAAATTACGTTCTTTCGCTTTAGGAGAATTGCAATGGTCCCTGGACCGATACCTTCATTCGACGGTTTACGAGTTTAACGAAGCAGCAAGAGGG